GAAATGGATGCCTTGCTAACTCTGACGAACAAAGGTTCTAGCACGGGCCAAGCAAGAGTAGGAGGTCAGCCCTTCACCGCGCTGGCAGGAATGGAATCTACCGGCGTGGTTTATTCTGTAGGATTAACCATATCCAATGCCGTCGTTATGCAGATGAATGGTAGCAACTCAGATGTTGGTTTTGTTTATGGAACAGGGGTTGCTTTGCTAGATTCACATTTTACTAACACCTCCGCTCCACGATTTTCAATATCATATAAGGCGTAAACCCAATGGAGAAGATATTTAACTTAGTAGAACTGTCTTACAACAATACTTTACAAGTTCGCTATAAGATAAACGAGGGCGGTGTAATAACCAACCATCGCGGCTGCTGTGATTCGACTCAAGACCTAAGCGAAGCCCCTGAACTTGTGAAAGCATTGGCGGTAGAGTTTCCCTTTACGGAACACATCAACCCAGATGGTGCCTGCTGTTGGGCTGACTTCATTCGCGTAGTCGATGCAGAGCGGTATCACCTCGCTTATCAACTCTCTGATTACATCTACAAAGATGAGAAGGTATCAAAACAGGCCAAGCGTCCAGTTATCGAGGTCGATTGCCTTGAGGACATCACAGCACACCCTGAAAAGGTTCAACGCTTCGCTGCACTCATATTCACACCAGAAGTAAAAGCGGCGTATATCGCAAGCCTACCGACTGTTGATGAGCCTGTGATTGCAGAACGTCAGAAAACTGTTGACCTGCCAGTAATGGAAGACTATGACCATGTTATTGCGGCGGTAACAGCTACCCGACCAGTGCAGCCCGATCCTTCTGGCCCGATCCTACAAGAAACTTATGAAGTCGAGCCAGAACGTACAGAGGTCAGGCAACGGCAAGTTCAAGAGGTTGTGCTGGTTGATGTTGAAGAAACCACGGTTATGGATGGCGCAGTACTACGGGTAATCAAAGCTCATCAAGCTGAAAAGCAACAGGGCGTTACTGAAACAGTCGGCGTAACCGATGAAGCTGGCGAACCAGTAATGGAAGATTATGACACGGGCGAAACAGTAACCAAGATCCAGTACAAGGGCGAACTGTATCCAAATAATTGGAAAGGAATATTATAATGTCTGAAATGGGCACATTGGGTGGTTCCGTTTATAATGACGCGGGTGAGTTAATTGGTGATTTAGGAACAGCTGGACCTTCGACTGGAAACTATGCACCTGATCCGAAAGCAGCTGAAATAGCATCTACAGTCGAGGCCTCTCCTGGAGTCGCCGAAACTGTGACACCAACAACATCAACTGGTTATGACGCATCCCAACGAACGGTCGACGCTTCAACTGAAACTGCCCAGGGGCAACTGTCTAATATCCTCAATAAAGACAGTCCTTTAGCTCAACGCGCACGACAAGAAGGTTATCTGACTGCAGGGGCTCGAGGCCTGCAGAACAGTAGCATTGCAGGTGAATCAGCTTTTGGGGCTTTGGTTGATCGATCCATGCCAATGGCTCAACAAGACGCCCAAACTTATGCACAAGCATCATCAGAGAATACCGGTTATTTGAACAAAGCTAAAGAGTTTGCTGCTGGCGCTGGTAATACTGCCAGCCTGACTGATACCGCGGAATCAGGAGCTACGGCACGAGCTGATGCAACTAACGCAACTCAAACCGCTATTTCTAATCTGGATGCAGCCACCCGTGCATCTATAGCTCAAGCGGGCTTTGATGATGCTGCACTAAGTAGAATGTCTGCGGAAGACATTACTGCACTAGAGGCTGCTTCACGAGAAGCCATAGCCACAGGATCAAACATATCGGCTGAGGCAATATCTGCTGCGGAAGCTGCTTCACGTGAAACTATTACTGCTGCAGCTAATGCGACTGAAATCACTGTTGAAGGTATGCGTAATACTTCTGCTGCAGCAATTTCTGCCGCACAGAATGCATCTAATGCTGCTATTCAGACTAGCGTTAATGCTACAAACACTGCTATCACCACATTAAATAATGAATCAGCAGAAGGAGTAGCAACTGACTTAAATGCTAATCGGTTAACTATTGCTACCCAACTTAATGAAAATAATCAAGAACTACAAAAATTACAAAATGCATCTAATGAAGGTATTAGCACCGATGAAATAGCGGGGCGTAAAGCTGCGCAAGATGCACTTAATGAATCTAACAAAACCTTGACTGAGTTAAACAATGCCAACGCTAAGTCTATTGCAGATCTACAGGCAGCTGTGCAGCGCGATGGATTTGTTGTCGATACAACTATAGCAGCAGCATTAAATAAGTCTAATGCAGAAATTCAAGCTTCAGTTAATACAACTCAAATTTCAGTTGAAGGTATGCGTAATACTTCTGCTGCAGCAATTTCTGCCGCACAGAATGCATCTAACGCGGCTATTCAGACTAGCGTTAATACTACAAACACCGCTATCACCACATTAAATAATACATCAGCAGAAACTGTAGCGACTGATCTTAATGCGACAAGACTGTCGATCGCTACAGCGCTTAATGTCAATAATAAAGAACTTCAGACGCTGCAGAACACTTCAAATGAAGGTATCACAGCGGCTGAAGTAGCGGGGCGTAAAGCTGCGCAAGATGCACTTAATGCATCTAACAAAATACTTACCGACCTGAATAATGCAAATGATAAGTCTATTGCAACACTTCAAGCGACTGTGCAACGTGAAGGCTTTACCGTCGATAAGAGTATTTCAGATAAACTGAATCTATCTAATGAAGCGATTCAGGATTCAGTTAATGCAACTAACGAAGCTGTGGCTGACACTAGGGCAGCATCTGATGCATTTGTTGCAGAGCTAACTACTACCCACGAAGCGTTAATCGCTAAATATAAAGGTGTTTCGGACTTAGTAAATGTTACAACCGCAGCAATTGGGCAGATTTTTGCGGATGAGCCTAATGCAACGGTTGCAAAAGCCAAAGTGGCACAGATGCAGACATTTCTTACCAATCAGTTAAACTTTCTTAGCGCATATCAGGTAGGTGACGAGGCTGAAACTCCTCCTGAAGACCCAGGGAGCGATATTGCACCCGGGACGGAACCAGGGCCGGGGCCGGGAGACTCCACGACCCCCGGACCCGGCTCTGGTGCAAACGTAGGTGTAGGCGAAGGAGCTTTAACCCCAGAACAGCGAGCCGCTATTCAAGCAGCTTATGGGAACGTTACAGGGGGTGGGTGGAATCCTACTGATACTTTTAATAGAAATATATTCATATGATTATACGACCAGCAACATTGTCAGATTTTCACAAAGTAGTTGTATTAGTGAAAGAACAACTTGTGCAGTATGATCGACTTAGACCGGACCATGACAAGCTAAAATACATGTTTAATTTGCTGGTCAGCTCTCCGGCACATTTTGCAGAAGTAGTCGAAGATGATGAAGGAAATATTGTAGGCGCCTTAATGGCCTTAACATCGGACAATCTTTGGGCCACTAAGAAAAATTGTGCTGTGCTATACTGGGTCTCGAAATTAAAAGGCACTGGTGCTACATTACTGAGACGTTTTAAAATTTGGTTAAAAACCCGCCCCGCTATCCGGGTCGCTGGCTTTTCGCCCGACATAACGACAACCGAACGAGCCTGGGTTCTTGCAGAGAAACTGGGCTTTAAGCCACATGGCGGTTCATACATACTGTACAGGTGATCCATGGGAATATTTAAATCAGTCGGAAAATTCTTTAAAAAGATTGCCCGGGGCGTAAAGAAGGTCTTTAAAAAGGTCGGCAAATTTGTCGGTAAAATCATGAGCAGCAAGATCGGCAAAATCTTGATGATTGGTTTGACCGTGTTCACACTAGGTACAGCACTCATAGCAGGGGCGGGGGCCTTTAGTGCTGCTGGTGCAGCCGGTGGAAATCTATTCACGCAGTTAGTGGCAGGTGGTAAAGAATTCGCGCTTGCACTAGTAGGTAAAAGTGGCGCGGCTCCGGTTAATCCCGCAATAGCTCCATCTGGTGTGAATTTAGATGTACTAGGCAAAACCACTCAAGGACTTACAGGTACCGTGGGCCCAGTAGCACCTACAATTTCTAGTGCGGCTCAAGCAGCAGCAAGCCCGACAGCCGCAGGGCTTAACACCGCAGCAACCACGACAGGGGGCGGATTTTTAAGTAAAGCTGCGGATCTAGCTAAATCTGCCGCAGCAGCTCCGCTACAAACTGCTTCAAATGCTGCAGGCAGTGTTGGGCCTGCTGCATGGAACTTTGCAAAATCACCAACAGGGATGAACCTGGTAGGCAATGCAGCCTCCGGTTATGCTCAGGCCAGACTGATAGCAGAACAAGAACAAGCACGTCTGGATCAAGAAGCAGCGGATAGAACGACTTGGACAGATAACATGCCTCAAGTAATCGATGCAAACACCAATGCTAAACCATTAGATCCAAGACGATTTAACCCTAACTTTCAAGGAGCAACCGGATAATGAGTGAGATGGATATGCAAGCTCAGCCACAAGCGCAAGCACCTATGGCTCCGCAAGCGCAAGCACCTATGGCTCCGCAAGCGCAAGCACCTATGGCTCCGCAAGCGCAAGCACCTATGG